CCCCCAACGTGTGTGCGATTAGCGCCGCAACGCGCACAGACTGCACCCTAAGCTACGGGTGGCGGCACAGGCCGGTCTGACAGATTGGTCGCGAGATTAGATTACAGATCCCCCAATCCGTAATCCATCTCGAGGATGAGTGATGAGCCACGAGTATTAATGGACCATCCTGACCCGCAGGATGACCCGACCTGAAGCAGCTCATCAAGGTATGCGCCGGGGAGCTTGTAGCGCATGAAGAATTCTTCGTCGGTAACATCGAAGCGGAGACCGTCATCCTCGACTTTGTACTCAAGGTCGGGGACGGGCAGAATTTCACCATCGCCGTAGAGTAGCTTCATATTTTCAACGAAAGGAATCCGCGCTCTAGGGAACATCCCATGCAAAAGAGAGCGATTGAATGTGTTTGCGCGATCGATCCATGGGCCACGCCCAGGCAAGTCCCCATGACATGATCCAATGGCGCGTAGAAGAACACCAACATTTAGAACTGACCGCAAATTTCCCTGCGTGTCATACATAGGCGAGTTTTTAAGGAACTGAAGACCATGAAAGTCGTCGCACGGCTCGAAGGTGACCACATATCCGGCAGTAGCAGCCGCCGGAATGATATCGGCCTGACAAAGAACGTCAGGGTCAACGTCTGCGATCGATGCAGCGATCATGACGTTGGCGAGATTATTAATGAAAGTGGTGATCGCAGAGCCAGAAAACAAAATGGGATCCTTGTGGCGTAAAATAACGGTCTGCGATTTGTCACGCGATTGAAGGCGCACGTTGAGTTTGCACTGCCTGATCAAACGTTGTATGTGACGCCGGTGTTCAAATGGTGTCACATACTCCATGGCTTGAAACAAGTAGGAAGTGTGTGAAGAGTCGCAACTAGAAATATCCATGTTTCCACGGACTATCTTTCCGCTCTTGTCGCGGAAGGCGATACAAGAATCATCAGAGAAGTACACGTACACCCCGCGATAAGGAGGAGGCACGTCGCGAAGGAGAGTGAAGCAGTGCTCCAGTACACTCGGGTTCGGCTTCTTGACGAAGATGATAAGAAAACCCTTGTAGACAACGGGGTTGTCGGCCATCACACGTTTTAAGTCTTCCATAATAGCTGTGCCGCGCATGGCGGCGGCGATTCCGAAATCACCAATAAGTCGTGGTGGCTTACCTGGCTTGGCTATTTCGACGGGCTTCATGTCGCAACGAACTGACTTGCATCCAAGTTCACCACCGTAATCAGACGTCTCTAAGCATTCCTCGTAATAACGGATGCGCAATGCCTTTTTGGGGTGTGGCTGTTGAACCAAATCTTGAAGTTCATCAAAAGATCCTTGATTGAAGGTAACTTCAAATCCGGCGTACAAATGGCGCATATAGTCTAATAACCCATAATGCCGCCGGATGAAAGTGCGCTGCATGTCTCGAAGACCATCATCAAATCGGGATAAGAGAGGTCCGTGTGTGCAAACTTTGCAAGTCTGGAGATGTAGCACTGCGCTGTCCTCAAGACGACAACCAACCATTCGACGGAGAGCCATCGCGAGGTTCCAGTTAGACCGAGCATATACAACACCCTTATTGCTGTATACTGGACCAAAGACACTGCGATATGCACCATCCGGCCGCTCAAATCCAGAAAATCGAAGATTGCCATCCTGATAGAATTGGGACCCCACAACGCAAACAAAACGATTGTTATAAAGAAAAGGCTTAGCAACGTGGCACTTACTGGGAACGAGTCGATACGGGTACAATCGGTAAGCGCCCGGCGGGTGTACCCGACTCGAAAATCCGCCGAAACAATATACTGTCCATCAGGCGACGTGAGCTCGTCAATGAACGCGTTCACTGAGAAATAATTCATGAGATAGCGCGCGCTAGACGCAACAATATCGTGAGCGCGATCGCCGTATAGTCGCTTTAGGCGGTTTACA